AGAGTTTCGTCATTAACATCACTATCAATGTATGAGTAATGCTTTAATGTTGCTATATCTATAAGATAATTCATTATGTAAAAAAGATTTCTTGTTTCCAAATATGTCTACAATACGGAGTATTTCGGTCTGTTTTAGGATTATGATACCAACCTCCACGATAAGCAAAAGCATTGTAACCTATCCTTGCACTAATTCCATTTATATCTTCTCGGCTCCAAACTCTGGATGCTGAAAAGCCAACCAACGCTCTACAAAAGTCTCTTGAAGTTGGAATAAGTACATTACCATCTACGTTTGGGTTCTTGTCGTATGAATAAAATATCTCAATCCTTGTTACATCTTGTCTTGCAATTTCAGTTAATCCTCTTGTGTTGATATTTGCTTTACTATCAATTAATTCTAAATTCTTAAACCTTTTGAATATTCGTGTAAGTTTAAAAGCGTTTATATTTAAAGCCTTTCGTATAGAATTATAATCGTTCCCATCTCCAAGCATTGCCAAAACTTGGTTTTCTATTGCTGATAATTGAGCAAAAGATTCTTTTTTAAAATCGTTTAAAAACTTTTCTCTTTCTTCATCTGCATCAAACTCTGCTGGTAAACTTTTCGACATTAAGCAATTTATTGGTCTTTCTCTACCTGACTGCTCAAACAATTCAACTACGTTAATCTCTTCTTTTTTTTCTTCTGAAAATACTGCTGGAGCTTCTTCTTCTTTGCTTTCTAAAAAGTCAAGGTTTACTTCATTAAAATTTATTTCTCCTTGTAGGTTATTAGCGTACTTTGCAATATGGTTAAGTGCTTGTAGAATTGCTCTTTGCTTATACTTAAAATAATTGGCTTTCATTATCTTGTAGCCAATCTCAAGTTCTGTTGCATTTCCTAAACTTCCCTCTGTCTTAATTCCAAATAATATCGGAGTAGTAACAGAATGTGCAAGTATAATATTGTTTCGGTTATCCTGAGATAAAGCAAGGTATCTATCTTTTAAATCATTTCCACTTAACGAAATTACTTCAGCTGAATTCTCTTTTCCATTAGAATATAAAATCATTGTACCACCAGCGTTCTCTTCTCCAGAAGCATTGTCTTGTATATCCTTCTCTATTGCTCTTTTTTCCTTGTCATCTGTTGGAATACCATTGTTAAGACTGATAATTGTTCCGGTTGAGAATCCGTTACTTATTTCATTGAGCGTATATTTGTTAATTTTAACATCTGTAAGAATAGAAGTAAGACCACCAGCATAAGGTGGTTGTGGATAAGTAGATTTATTAATCTTACTTACAGAAGAATTCGACAAACCTCGCATCCCTTTGCTTGTATTGTTATTATTGTAAATTGATTGCTTTCCCTTTTCTTGATAGATTAAATAAAACTCTCTTTTACTTCTATCACTTGAATCAAAAGGGCAAATTATTTTAAAAGGATTTTCGTCAATATCCGACCAATCATTGCAAACTGCAATCATATCGTCATCTAATCTATAACGCACCTTTTCAAAGTCAATTACTTCTAACTTGTCACACTTAGATTTGTCTAAACTCCAAACCCCTTTTAAGCAAAACATATTTGAAAGTTCCAAGTCTTTCGACATTTGCTCTGCAATTTCATCAAGATTGTAATCAGAATTTCCGTTCTTAAAAAAAGCATCAAACTTTTCTTTATCTAATCCCTCGTAATTTAACCCTCCAGAAGTTGTATAATGTACTTTTGAGTTTATAATTCCACTTTGAATCGCTGAAGATTGGTAAAGAAAATTAAGAAAATAAGGATAGAAATTGTCCAACCCCCAATTTATAATATTATCTTTTATATTGTCGCTTTCCGTAGGATTAGGAATTGAAACCTTTTTATCAATAAAGCCAGTTTTCAATTTAGACATAGTTAATAGTGTTTATAGTGTTTACGGTATAGTAATCTCCCTCTGGAAAATCTGTAACAACTTCTGCCTTTCCTTTGATAAGCATAGTTTTACCATCAGTTGTGATTGTTTCATCTTCGCTTTCATAGATTGAAAAGATAAAATTGCCCTTTGGCAAATCCACATCCGTAGGTAAAGTTAATAAAAATAAATCAAACCTATTTGTGCTATTTTCAGCAGTTAAATAGAAGTTGAAATATTCTCGTTTTTGTTGATGGAAAAATGAAAATAAAAAATTAGGATTCGCTATCGTTACTATCTGCTTCAACGATACTGCTATCTTGTTTTGGTCGTTTTGCTTTAGTAATAACATGCGAATTGTCTTTTTTTAGTATTTCAATATTTTCTTCACAAACGAGGATTGACTTACCCATAGTTTTAGAGTAAGTCATTGCCCCGATATATTTTTTTTGAATCTTCATTATAAGATTCCAGCAATTATAGTATCGTCAACACTTGGTGCGATAGATACTTCTTTCCCTACTAAATTAATTATGACACCATTAAGGTCTTCGTAATTCATTCCAGTAGTGATAGCAGATGTTTCAACAGTCATTCCATTAACACCTCCATAAACAAGGTTAGTTCCGTTTTCCTTTTCTTGGATAACAGAAATAAATCCTTTAGAAATCGCATCAACTAAATCTCTTGTCGCTTGACTATCGTCTTTCAACGTAATAGCACAAGTCGAAGCAAAAAATATAGAATTGTTTTCTCGTGAACGTGTAGGAGTTTCTGTAAAATCAATAGATGCCATATCTGGACTAATTCTGTAACCAACTGCTGGAGCAGTTAAAGAAAGTGCAGATACAACATTTGAAGCAACCGTATAGGTAGCTATTTTGTCTGTGTTAAATACCACAACAGACTTTGTGCCTCCGAAAGAAGCACAAGCTGTTTTAGTAAACCCAGCTGATAATTCACAACTCATAAGTTTATTTTTTTTTGTTAGCTATTAAGCTAAAGTTAATTTTACGAAGTACTCAGAATATACATATTGTACTCCACTTCTGAATAAGTTTCTTACTCTGATTTTTTCAGACTCTTCAAGGTATTTAACAGTAAGACCATCCAAATCAGATTCTAAATCAGTTCCAAAGAACATATAATCGTAAGGTACTGCAAACATTTTCCCAAGTCCGTTAAGTTGTGGGTAAGTTCTAACTACTATGTTAGTTGTTGGAAGTACAAAACTCATTTCAGAACCCTCTTCAGTTACTGCAATTGTAGAAGCGTAATCTTTGTCGTTATAAATCTGAGAAAGAATAGCGTTTGCTTCTGCTCTACCAGTAATGATTTCTACTCTCGAACCATTGTCAAATAATACAGAAGGAATAGCATTATAAACTTTTTTAGCTAAATCAAATCCGTTTGTTGCATCAATAGCAGTTTCAGTAGTTGTTACTTCTACCAAGTTAGCATCAGCACCCCAAGCTTTAATAAAACCATCATAGTGAGCTAAATCTGGAGTTGCAGAAGCAGTATCTCCTTTAAACATCAAATCTTGGTTCTTTGCTTTTGTTTGCTTAACGATATAAGCAGTTAAAACGTCTTCCAATGGCAAATCTCTATCTTGTCTGTTTGCTCCGATAGATAATAATAGTTGAGCCCAAGTATCTTCCAAAGAATCGTTACACAATGAAGTGTTAACCATTAATCTTTTTGTAGAAATGTCTTTTCCATCAAATACGATTGTCCCACTTTCAGTAGTTGAACAAGAATCTCCTGATTGAAGAGCCATATTAGAGTTAAGCAACTTAATTGTTTGGCTTCCTTTTACTGATTCAAGTACGTTTATTCTTGAAGTTAATCCAGCTCCGTATAGTAAATCTGCATAGATATCAGCAGATTGTGCATCAACGTATGCTGGTAAATCGCTCACATCATAAGCGAATTTGTCTTTTATTCTGTCTTTAATATTTTTCATCTTATTTTGTAAATTCTCTCCAAGTTTTTTTTGACTTTGGAGTGGTGTTAAACTTTCTTTTATTTTCGTTGTCTAATTCTCCAACTAAAGTTTCGATTTGTTTTGCGAATACTTCGTTTTGAGATTTTAGAGTTTCTATTTCTTTTGCGAATGCTGATTGTAATTCTTCAACTACTTCTGCAACTGCTTCTGGAGTTACTTCTTCAACTGGAGCAACTTCTTCTTCTGGAGTTTCTGCAATTTCAGTTACAATTCCGTTTCCATCTACTGTAAGAACGATTGCTTGTCCTTCCATTTCGATAGAGTGCATTCCTTCTGGAGCTAAAATTTCTCCTTCTTCAGTTACAACTCTTAATTCTGTTCCTACTTCTAATGCTCCAGTCCAAGCTACTTCTACACCATCAACCGTAGTTGCAGTTTCAAACTTTGCTTTTCCGAAAACCATCTCAAATAGGGATTTGCTTTCTTTTTTCATCTTTGTTTGTTTGTTTATTTGTATATGTTTTTTATCGAACCAACCCTCAATTGAGAAGCCAATATGTTTTCCTTTTTTAATATCGCCCCATACTTTATCGTTATCTACCTTGTAACTTACAATCCAAGAACCATCTTTCAAGTTCTGTGAATCAAAAGTATTCGGTGCTT